CAGCACCAGAGCAGCCGCGCCGGCCGCAGCCTGCGCCGAGATGGTGGCTGCTCCGGTGCTGGAGCCTCTCGCAATTATCGTACCGGCCGTTCCACCATTTGTACCTGTTGTAAGAGCACCAGTCACGGTCAGACTTGGCCCGGTAATATTTGCACCGCTATCAAGAATCAGCACATTATTGAGATAGAGTGATGCGAGATTAATCGTGCCAGATCCCTGACTTGACAATGCGCCAATCGTGACACCTCCATTAGCATGGACGCAGAACGTGTCGGCAATGCTGGTAGATCCGCTCGGAGTCGTGCTGAGACAAGTCTCCGCTGGATGCGACGTGTTGGTCCACGTCCCCTCGGCATAGACGCGAAGCGCGCCGTTGGCTGCAGACGTAGTCCAGCTAGTTCCATCGTAACCAGTCGCATTGAACGATGCTATGAGAGTACCAGATGTCAGCGTGAGCGGCGTGGCAAGCGTGCCGAGAGACGCGCGACCCGTCACCAAGGCAGTCGCACCAGCGGTCGTGAGAGTGATACGTGAATTCGTACCATCGATGCTCGCGAGTTCCAGCAGCGTGCCACTGATGGCCGGAGGGAGACCACTGCTACCGGTGTAGATTACCTGAGCAACCGAGAACGTGTTGGTGGTGTCCAAGAACGGCAAGACATGACCAGACACCCCGGTCGATACGGTCGACCACGATCCACCTGTTCGATACGGAATCATCCCATTGGTAGAGCCAATGGCCTGATCAGCAAAGTTATTCCACGTACAGTTTCCCGGCTCTGACGGACTGCCACCCGCGCAGTTGGCCAACAGATGACCATTTCCGATGTTCGCCAGAGCAAGATTATTGGCAACCGTCGCGAAGTTGGAGTCAAGGTTGATTCCGTAGGTGACCGTGCCGCTCACCACGCTGATGTTGATCGGAGCAGTCGCCAAGAATCCACCAGTGCTCGCTATGGTGCTGAAGACCCCGGTGTTGACGTTCAATGTCGCCCACGACACCCACGCGTTCGTAGTCGTGTTCCACATCTTGAACGTGTAAACTGGTGATCCACTCGTATCCACCCAGTCCTGCATCGCAACGGGATTCGACGGAGCCGTAGTTCCGGCGAATTTCCCGAGCACATTGTTGATATCGTTGTACGCGGCAACAAAATTGTTCCGAACCACCAGCGACGTGAGAGATGAGTTCTGCGCCGGAGAGTTCGGATCTATCGTGCTCCCCGCCAGTGCCGGCGAGCACAGTGCGATCAGACACAGGAGTGCAGTTGCGATGCGGCGCATGTTGATCACCTCAGTACTTGATTGCCCGACGACCAAGCAGAAGCGGCTGCAAGATCGAGAACGGCGTGCTCGTGCCTCCCTGCGCCGCGAAAGAGGCTCTGGTCAACGTGTTGGCGTCCGTCACCGCGACACCCGCGCCGACCTGACAAACCGAGTTCGCCGTGGTGTGATCGAACGACGTGATGCTGGATGTCCCGATGGGAGTGTATGGTGGCAGGTTGGTGGTCAGAATGGTATACGACTGCGCTCCGCAGAAGAGACCGTTCGTCGTGCCATTGCACCCACTGCCACCCGTCGTGATCCTGTTCGCCGATCCGTTGGCACCCTGATTGTCCAGCGCCGCGAACACGGTCCCCCGGCTATCCGCAAGACCAAACGTGGTGCTCCCGTCGCATGCACCGTAGGTCGTGCCGATGACACTGAACAGCGGAGCATACGTCGTGCGACTCACGCACGATCCATCCTCGATCAGAGTTCCACGAGGAGTGGCCGCTCCGCGATACTCCACGGTTCGGCCAATCGGTGTCATGTCGACGTTGCAGCTCAACTGATAGGACGAACCGTTGTACGTGATGCAGGTCAATTCACCAGTCTGAAGCTCGCCGCCGGAGAGAAACGCATTGCCGATCGACGATGGGCGAAGAATGTTCGCGGCCCCGATACCACTGATATTGATGGTGGTCGGACCCGTGTTGACGAATCCAGGTATGAATCGAATGACCACGCCGGGCATGTGAACAGAGTAGTTCGCGATCGTGATGACCTGCGCGTTCGCACTGCCCGTCGACGTGCCGCCGTAGGTCGACTGATCGAGAAATTGAGCTTGCGCCGGCTTGGGCGGGGGGACGTAGAGGTACGCTCCGAAGACCAGAAAATTCAGAAAGAGAAGATTGAGAATAGTGAACTTGCTCAGCTTGATCATGACTTGACACTCCACGTGCTGCTGCCGCCCTGTACGTACTTCCGGAATGTCCACGATCCGCCGTCGACGTTGCAGACGAAGGTCGATCTTCCGATGATATTGTCGCCGCCCGGTGGCGACACGGTCACCGGAAAGGCGTTGAAATTCCTGACCAAATCATCGATCACGAACTCCTGACCATTCGCCGCCGTACCGGGCAGACTGGCGGGCGTGGCGGCCGGGCCAGCCACGCGCGCCATGCCGATGGCGTAGTCCGACGCGGCTATCACGAGAGCCGTGCTGACAGTGACCACGCGAGCAGGCTTGATGTTTGCCCCGATCGTGATGGCGTTGACCAGCAGCGCCAGCTTGCCGTTGAAATCGCCATCATCGAGAACATCGTTTCCCGTCTGGTTCGCGATGTACTGTGCCAGCACAGCCGACATGAAGGCCGACTGCCGCCACGTCTTGTTCAACTGCGCAGAGTTCGCGATGCCGGACTGAAATCCGAGAGTTCTGGCCGCGAGAGCCGTGTACGCGGCCTGTGTCATAACGTTCGCGAGTGGATCAGTCGCGAAGACCTTGAAATCGCTAGTTGCCATCTTACATTGTCCTCACGATGCGTTGCCCCACGCTCCAACGTCGAAGCCTGAGATTGATGAGTTCTGCACGTCGAAACCGAAATACGGCACGTTGGGAACCGTCGGCGTCAAGAACGCGTCGATCTTGACTCCGGCCGGCTTGATGCTCAGGTATCCGCCCTTGAAGAGCGCCAGAGTGACAGCGTTGGGAACAGGCCCCGTCAGTGCCAGGATCATGTGCATGTTCTCGAGATCCTGGATCAGGAGACTCACGCCGGTTCCGGCAAACACCGTGTCCCATATCGCGTAGGCCCCCGGTATGGTGCCGTCCCACTGATTGTTCGCGATGCGAGCCCGAAGCAGAGTTCTGTAGGACTCGTCGTCGAGGCGGACAACGCCAGTGATCGGGTTGAAATCACTGAACCACGTGCCGGAGTCGAAACCGAGAGATTCATCATCGAAGGAGAAGTACACCCCGATCAGAGGTACGGCAATATCGCGGGTCACGCCAATCCACTGGCCGACTATGTCTAGCTGAGAGCCGACCGTCACATCGACGTCGAACAAACTTGGCATGCTCTCCAGCGCCGTGATGCCGTCCGCGAACGGCTGCATCACGTTCTGAACCATCGTCATGAACTTTGGACGCTGGTTGTGCTTGCTGGTTATGCGCGAGAGATATGGGCTGGTGTCTCCAAGCGCTGGACCGACATTGACGTCCCACGAGAGACCACTGTCCCAAGTGGCACCCGGCTGATTGGTGTCCCAGTTCTGGACGAAATAGTTGGGCCAGTCGCTCATACGAGAATCAGTGTCACGTTGTTGACATCCAAGGTTGCCCTCTCGATGAAGGTGATGGCGATGTCCGCGGCGACTGGCACTCCAGGAAATCGCGCCTGCTCGATCGCGGTCACGACGAACGTGGCACCGAGCCCGGTGCCCGTGAGATTAGCCGGAGTGTATAGACGCGAGAGATACGAGTCCTCTCCTATGATCAGAACATCATTGACAAAGTCGGCCACCGCCTGCTTGAGCGTGTCGCCGGTCGTCGACACGTACCCGGTCAGTGGGTGAATCGTTATGTGCATGACCAGAGGAACCGCCGCCAGAACGTAGAACCTGATCAGGTTTGGAATTCCCTTATTGTCCAGCACCAGAACAGACGTGGTGCCGTTGGTCTTGGTACCGGGTGCCTTCTTCAGAGCAATGGCGGAGGCCACCTGATTCGCGTCCCCTCCCTGAACGACCACGGCTATGGAGTGTGGTGGCATGCCGTTCGCGTCTGCAACATCATCATCATTCTGGTACGTGGCGAGATCCGTGACACCGTTGATGGCATCGACCGCCGCAAAGATTCCCTCCATGACAGTCATCGCGGGCAGCGCTGTCGATCTCGACTGCCTCACCCTGAGTGTCGCATCGTCCTCTATCGGCAATCCGGGACTCGCCACGTTCGCACCATTCGAGACAGTCTGCCATCCAAGAGTCGGCGTCAAGATGACAGTCAGCGTGTCCACGTCGGCCGGCGTGGCACCAACAGTCGTGGCCGTGGCGGTCGCAGTAACCGTTCCGTCCAGTCCGATGGTCACCAGTGGCGGAAGCGCCCACTGAGTACTCAGGTTCTGGTTATCACCGATGATGCCGTTCACGATCGGAGTGCCGACAGTGCCGGTCAGCACGACAACGCACTGGCTGTTGGTGGCAACGAGGCGACGAAGCCCATTCAACTTCACGAGATTCGACAGTCCCACGCCTCGCGCAGTCAGCGGCGAGAAAGAGTTGTAGACATCTATGGCCGCGCCACCGCAATCGAAGATCGCCTGAGCGATGACAGCGAGAAACTGCCCGTCCTGACTGTCGTCATCCAGAATCGCGTCCGACCCGTAGATCGAGAAGTACGCAACCCTCAACTGCTGCAGAATATCAGAGTAGTCCGACCCGGTGATACCGGCATCGGAGATGATGGGGGCGAGAGTCGCCATCAGGCACTACCTCCAAGGGTGACATCCACGTTGATGGGATCAACGCTGTAGATCGTCTGAACCAGAGCCTGCACCGACAGCGATCTGCCGACCGGGTCAGCAGAACTGCTGTACGTGATGATGCTCTTGACACCCTGTGTCTGCAGGATGCGCGTCTGAATGGCGAGATCGTATATCTTGCTTACCGCGCCCTTCACCAGGATCTGCTGAAGCCATGGTGTCCCGCTCTGCTGATTGAGATACCACTCGCCCTGCAGAAGTCCGAGACGAGTCTCAATTGACTGACGCACGGTTGCCGGCGAGTTCACCAAGAAGTTTCCGACTCCGCGGCCAAACGTGTAATCGCCATTCGCGTCCAGTGCTCGATATCTCATCAGAATGGTCCCGTGCTTCCGCCCTGTGGATCCGTGTGCACGTGGTTCTTCACGGGCTTGCCGGCCACGACCACGTCCGTGTCGCCGGTGATGGTGCCACTCACGTGAATATCGCCCGTCACCACGCCAGTTGGTCCCGCGCCGCCCGCCGCGCTGAATGTCCCGGTCATGTGAGTCACCGGTGCGTCGAGTATGATCTCCGTCACCGCCTTGAGTTTCACGATGCCGGTGTTCTTGTTCACGTCCACGTAGTTCAGCCCGTCATCGCTTCGCAACTGCGCGCTGCTCGCACTGATGTTGCTGATCTTGCGCGTCTGCGACCTGAACCCCGGTATGAAAAACCCGTCGCTAAGATCGTGCATCCGCAACTCTGCCTGAGGCTGCACCCCTCCGCTCTGCCACCACGCGTCGATGCACCGACACGCAAATGAGATGAGACCCTCGTCCCCCTTCTCCATGGGGAATGTTGCCGTGTAACCGCCTCCTCCGATGAACTGAATGGGCACGTCGACGCACAGTGGCAGGTTCTTGAACTGACCCTTGCCGGTCTTGTCGTAGACCATCACCTGAATCGATGGCTGAACCTCGCACGTCATCGCGTCCAAGTTCACCGACTGCAGGATCCCGGGAAGAGATGTCCATATCTGTGCGTTATTTCCGCGCATGGCAGACTTGACTGCGACCTGCAAACTGTCGATTCTCTCGTTGTTCTGCATCAGCCGGCCACCGCCACCTTGCCGCCGTCTCCGGCACTCGCGTCCACCGACAAACACGTCAATCTAGTCTCGAACACGTTGCCTCGGTTATCCCCCTCGTGCTCCCTCACCAGCACGCGATATGTGCCGTCCGAGCTCTTACTCGCAACCAGATTGATGTTTCCATACGTTGGAAACGCACCCTGCTGATTGACCTTGGTCGTGGCAATATCGGCATTGTTCAATCTGATCC